ATCATTTCTTTTTATGTTTGCCCAATCTTTGAAATAATAATATGCAGGTACTTCTCCGTCCTCATTGCATTTTTCAGCCCTTAAAGTTTCAACCGGGATATGCTCAATTTGTGCAATAGTTTTTCTATCCTTAGAATAAATAACTTGAACCGCACATTGTCCCATTAATTTTAGATCATAGCAAAGTTTTCTTACTACGTCTTTTTTAAACAAAGAAACCATTTGAGCATACTCGTTTGGCTTTTGACTTGAATTAGTAGCGTTTAGCCCTTTTCCGTAAATAGCTTGACTGATGCCGTTTATTGCAGCGTTATTCGTTGGGCTTCCATTATACCTGTCAATTAAATATTGGAAATAATTATTGTCTGCTCCGTATTCAATATAATCTTTCCCTGATACTTCTTTAATTTCCGGGCTAGTGTATGTACTTAAATTAACAAAACCAAATTCTGACGTCTTTGATTTTTTTATAAATTGCCCTTTGTTATTTCTTAATCGTTTCATCTTACTTTATAAGTATTATCGTAACCGTTATAACTTAAATATTCGTTTTCATTTAAGTCGTAATAATCATTATTTAATTGGTCTATATTTTGGTCTGTACAGAAAATCCTATCCTTAAATATGACCTTTCCGTTGCTAGTAAGTGTTAAATCGTAAAAATGATTTTCAACTAAAATAGGGTTAAATATATTACTAAAGTTTAAATAATTGCCTGAAATTAACGCATTTGTGATGCTATAGGTTTTCTCTACGTTGGTGCTATCGTCCCTTATTGATAAATCAAAAGTGGATAAATAGCTTCTAGGGATAACCGAAATTGATTGCGCTGCTGCTGATGTAGTTAGTATAATCATTGTTAGTATAACGAAAAAAAAACTTTAATTTGTAAAATCATTATTGCAAAAAAAAGCACCCTAAAAAAAGAGTGCTAATTTCAACTAAATAAAATAAACTTTTAGACCTAATTCTGTGGGTCTATTTGTTCGGTTTGTGGGTTAAAAGAGCCCGTTATAAAATAAGGTGCAACTTCTTCCATTCCCTCCATAGTAATAGTGAATCCTGAAAGGTCTCCTGCTGCTGCTCCTGTAACTACAGTTCCGCCGGTTAATTCCATTCCATTTTCATATCCACATAGAAATAAGTTTCCGTAATAATCTTCAACCACTACATACGGTCTAGCTACTGCGATAGTTTGTAACTCGGCCTGTGTTTTAGCGTCTAAATAAGTAAGCGTTAAATTTAAAGTTTGTGTGTAAAACGTAGTTCCGTTTTCTCTACTACTTGTAACAGTAGTTTCTAAACTTGAATTTCCTTTTACGTCGTATTGATACCATTTTGGCACAGGGCTATTAGGGTCAATAGTAGCCTCTTTTGTGATTGGGTCTACTATCACGTCATCAATAGAACCGTAGTCCGCAAAATATACTTTTCTAATTCCACCAAAGGCAGCTTTACAAGGTATGATACGACCTGTTGTTAATGTACAACTCATTGTTTTTATGTTTTTAAAAAAAAAGGGCAAGTAGATACATTTCTACCTACCCTATTTTTATGGTTATTAATTAATTAAGCGAAAGATACGATATCCTCTGCTATTCCAAATTGAACTCCACTTGTAAAACGCATTACCATTCTTACATTGTTTGAAGCGTCCAAATCTGCCATATCTAAGACCTTAACTTCTTGTGTAGAATTTAACAATCCTGTTCCAAAGTATAAATTACTTCTTTGTGCAGCATAAATTTTGTCGTCAGACAATCCCGGAGAAACAAAAATCTTAACTCCGTTTACAGTTAGTGAACCATTGTTCCACCATTGCGTACCCATTCCGTTAACACCATTTGCTCCCAATCCATTTGCTCCAAATCCGCCCAATGCTTGAACGTAAAGTTTTGCAGCTTTAGAAGAAATGTATAAAAATAAATCTTCTTTTCCGTAAACTTGGCTAGGAATAGCCGCTACAACGTCAGATAATTTCTCAATGATGTTACCCGCCGTTAAAGGTGCTGAAACTAAAGCCTGTGCAGCAGGAATATCCCCTGCGGTTACAGCAGCAGCAATTAATTTTTCAAATCCGTCAAAAGACGTATATCCTGCTCCTGCAGTATCTCCTTGCCAAATATTAAATTCAGTATTTTGTGCAACTTCTGCCGCTACGTGTGCAATTAAAAAGTCAGAAAATTTAGGCGGTAAAGATTGACCTAAACCGAAGCCCATTTGCTGAGATTCCCAATCGTTAACAAAGTCGTATTTACATAACTGTAAATTAACTTGTAATTCTTTTGGCTCAATAATTCTTTCAGTTAAAGTTACTGAACTGTTAGGTACAAAATCGCACCCGGCAGCAGTTACCAAATCTCCTGTTGCTAATTTTTTAATTACTTCTTTGTAAGAAATATTAGATTTTACAGAAATACCTCCGTCGTCAATAGTAGATGCTTTTAAAAGTGCAGCTGCGATATACTCTCCTGCAAATTCTCCTGCATAGGTCGTAGTGATGTTCGTTGTAGTTGCTAAATCAACTTTTTTTAAGTTACTCATTTTTTTTATTTTAATTTTTAATTTTACTTATTTGCTCCATAACCTTGTCAAAGGTCGTATTAAATTTGCCCTTTCCAAATTCAACCCTGTTTATCTTTTTTGTTTCTGCTTCCGGATTGTGCTTTATTGGTTTTGCAGCAGCTTCTGATAATTCAGCTTTTACCTCTTTAGGTAATTCTTCTGAAAATTCTTCTTTTACTGTTCTAGATTTCAAAGGTGCTTGTGCTTCCGTAGATAAATCTTCTTTTGGTTCTAGCATTGCTTTAATTTCCTCAATCATATTTTTTACCTCTGCCAATTCCTCTTTAGTGGCGTAACCTAGATCTTCAGTTTCCTCTTTTTCTTCTTCTTCTAAATCCTCTGTTTCTTCTTCTTTTGTTTCTTCTTCTTTTGCAGGTACTTCGTCAGATACTTCGCGAACGTCTGCAATAGTTCCCTCTTCTTCAACTACTACTAGTCGGCCATCTTCTAGCAAATATTCTCCGACAGGCATTGCTACCTTTTCGTCATCTGTTACTATAAAGATTTCTTTACCTTTTTCAAATGATTCTGCAGAAACTACAGTTCCATTTTCTAGCTTGGTTTCTTCAAGTTTTACTTCAATATTTAGAAGCGTTTTAATTTGGTTTAACATTTCGGTTGATTTCATAATTACTTATATAACGATTATTAATTTAATTTTTGCATTTTGGTTATTATTTTAAGGTGTACAATTTGTAAAATTGGGCTTAGGTAAATTCCAAGCGGGCGCATTATCACTAAAGCCGGAGCAGATAATAACGTTTCCAACGCTCCAACTACCTAAGTCTTGATTGTAGGCCGTTGCAGAGTTAAACATATCCAACATAGTAGTAACATTGCTCACGTCCCAAGAGCCTAAATCTTGATTAAAAGCCCCTGCGCCGAAAAACATTTCGTCCATTCTAGTTACTTCAAATACCTCCCAAGTGCTAATATCTTTATCGAAAGACTGCGCTCCTAAAAACATATTATTCATTTTAGTAACGCTGCTTGTATTCCAAGCGTTCAATGGCTGATTAAATGCGTTTGCCCCACTAAACATAGAGTCCATTCTTGTAACTGATGCGGTATTCCAATCCTTAATTATTCCGTTAAATGATAAAGCACCGTTAAAGGCTTGAATCATAAGTTCAACATTGCCAACGTCCCAAGAATTTAGATCTTGATTAAAATTAAAGGCATTTTGAAACATTCTTGTCATAGAGTTCAAGCTACTAACATTCCACCCGCCTATATTTTGGTTGAAATTCCAAGCCCCGCTGAACATATTGCTCATAGCGGTAACATTGCCCGTATCCCAAGCAGAAATATCTCCGTTAAAGTTGGTCTTGCTAAAAAAAGCGTTGCTCATATTCGTTACTTGGCTTACGTCCCAATCTTGTATTTTCCCATAAGGAATCAAGTCATAGTCCCCGTTGGGGTCTTGCGCCAATATATCTGTGATAGCCTGCTGAAAAGTTGCGTCTGTTAATTGCGGGTTTACAGGCGGCGGAGCAGGTGCTATTCCTGTGATGTTTCCTATGCCTTGCGCTTGAATAGAGCCGTCGCAACAATCTCTAGAATATGTATTAGTGTCCCAACATAAACAAGCACGCGAGCTACCTTTAGGGC